AGAAAAAGCCAAGAACAACGAATTAATTCGTGGAGCTAAACTCGATGCCGCCGTAAAAGTTGGTATGGCGGGTATGGACAAATATGCCGACTCGAAAGGCGGCAAGTTTGGAGCAGGCTGGAGCAAGTTTAAAAACGCATATAAAGAATATGACTCGGTAGGCGGGGGTTAAGTATGGCAGAAAGTATGGCGCTACCACCCGAATTTGACCAATACCGAGACGGCGTTGATATGGGGACAGGTACTGTTGGTCCCACTATTGGTGGTGGTCGTGGGTTTGGCGGTCCTGGTTCCTATAGCTATGGCGGCTATAACCAAAATCGCGGCTCTTTAACTGCTTATAACAGTGACGGCGTTGATCCCGAGCAGACCCTTGCGAACATTACGCAGGCGGATTACGCAAATTACGTGCGGGACATTCGGCCTATCGAACTAGACCTTATAAATAAGGCGCAGAACGATACGAGCTTAATCGACCAGGCCGTTGAAGATCGAGAGAACTCTAATCAGCTGATGCAAGGGATTGTTGACCGTAACGCCGGACGTTATGGAGCGGCGCTTACTCCCGCGCAAATGCAGCAGCAGAAACAATCACTCGCAATGGGCACTACGCTTGGTGGTATCCAGGGCGTTAACGACGCGCGTATAGCTCAGAAAGATGCTAACAGAGCACTAATGGCGGACTTGATCGATATTGGTCAGGGCGTAAACCGTGCTTCTTTAGGGTCATTAGGTAATGCAGCGAGCGCAGCCGCGAGCCGCGAGTCCGCTTACAAGAACGCGAGAGCGCAGAATAAGGCGCAGACTTACAGCACGTTAGGAACCCTTGGTGCAGCAGCAGTGTTTGCGTTCCTCTAAATCAAAAGATAAGAGACAGTACTATGAGCTTAGCCCGAGGTATTAGCACAGCGATGAGAACCGCGATTGCTGGCGATAATCTAAGAGACGATGAGCGCGCACGCACGATGCGAGAAAAGGACATTGCGCTTGCGGAAGAAAAAGCTGGTTACGAGCGCGATCAGATGGACATGAGCCGCATGTACGCCCTTGCCAATCAGGGCAAATATTTAATGCCTAACCAGGTAGACCTTGACGTCGAAGCACTTAATCGAGATCTAATGGCTGGCCGGAGCGCGGGAAAAGTAAACCCTGTTGTAGAAGAGCTAGCCGTACTGGTCGCCAACGCGGATACGTCTGTCCGTAACAATAAGGGGTTTGAGTTTAAAGCGTTTTCTCCTGGGCCTGATGGCACTCTCACTATGGTTGGCTCCTATGACGGACAAGAGGGTGACAAGGTCGCGACGGTAGGCGGCGGATCTAGTGCAGAAGAAGAGGCAGGTTTTGCCCCTACTCAGCAAGTTGCGCAAATGATGGCAAACGGTTTTCGGCAAGTGTTATCCAGGCGGGCAAACGCTGGAACTTACAACGAAATGATTAGAAAAAATAAACTGGGAGGCGCTTTCGATCAGCAGAACGAATTAGTCGCAAACGCGGTTGCGAGCACAAGTCAGCTAATTGAGGACTACTTAGGGACGTCTGACGATCCTGCCTACATAGCAAAATTACGCCAGTTCAAGAGTTTGATGGGTAGGTCTGGATCAAACCCAGATAAGCTCTCCGCTATTCTTGACTTCGGCGCCGCTTTAAACTTACCAGTGGCTGAGGCTATAACTCCTGAAGTTCAAGAGGCACTAGACAAAACATCCTCCGATGCACCAGCGCAAGCTGCACCAGCGCAAACTGCACCAGCGCAAGCTGCACCAGCGCAAACTGCACCAGCAACACAGGCTGCGCCAGCAACACAGGCTGCGCCAGCGAAGGACAATTCCGCTGAAATCGCACGTTTAGAAGAGCGGCTAGCAAATGTACCTATTGGCAGGCCAGGTGCTGCTAGGAAGAAAGCACTTAAAAAGCAAATAGCTCAACTAAAAGCTGAAGGCGCTTCACCTGCTTCGGCTAAGCAAGCACCGTTACCAGAGGACGGTGCTGACGATGATCCTGTTGTTTCAAATCTTGCTCAAAGAGCTCTCGACACCACAGCTTCCGAGCCAGGCAAAATGGTTAAACCTACTCAAGAAGAATTAGATGCTTTACAAAAATCTTTGATAGCGCAAGGCGTGACCTCACTAGCTGAAGCAAGCAATCTTACCCGCAAGACTCAGATTGGGCTTTTGACTGCTTTATCCACTAATGCTACCAGTGACTCTCAAAGAGCTTTTTTTGATAAGGCATATACTAATCTAGTCGAAACAGGAACACTTTCCTTCGACGCAAGAACTTTATCTTCTCAAGTTGATGCTGAGAGAAAAACAGATATCCAGGCCGGACAGCTTGAAGTCGCCAAGAAAGGCGCTGCGCGACTACAAAGGGATTTTGATTACAAAGTAGGCCAAAACATTTACAAGTTTGTAGGCAAGCAAACTAAGAAGATCGGCGACTTATTTCAGGACGACAAAGGTCAGCCTAGAACCCCTTCCGTTAAGGAGTATTACGCCAGAGCCCAAGGTCCAGACGGCGCACTTAGCACCCTATTCAGGCGCTTAATGGGGGCCAAAAAACGCAGGGATGATGGCAACGGTGCCGCCGGTCAGGAATACAACGAACTAAAAGATACGCTGTTATCTCAAATTAGTTTTGGCCTGCAGTTTGTAAGTAATGACGGTGATTTAGAATGGAGTGTTTTTGCAACTGATTCTAATGCACCTTTAACTGCCTCAGACGCAACGCTGGGTCGCATAGCAAGAACAGGCGCTGCAGGTGGACCAGGGCAACCCACTGGCCTAAAAATCTTAAAGCCTGGAAGTCAACAGCAGGATGGCGACGCCTTTAGCGCGGAGCAAGTTTCTGAATTTTTTGCTGGCAATAACGAAATGCAGAATTTTTTCTTTACTGCGCTAGATGAGATCAAGTCTGGGGGACGCCGTTAAATGGCCGAACCTACAGAGCCCGTTATGGACTGGTCAGACCCAGACTATGATTATGGCGATACTCGTAGCTTTGTAAGCACACCTGAAGGCACGGCTGAGACTTTTTTTCGTGGTTTTGGTGCTGGGCTTGAAGGGATTAAGACTGACAATGAGTATTTCATAGGGTTAGCTAATACTCTTATCGGAGATGATGAGGCTGCAGCTCAAAACATCGCCAACGCCAGGTTACGTGAGGAACAAACAGCTAATCAGTTTGGCGATCTTGATACGTTTGAAGAGTTTATAGATAACCCCACTTTCGGCGGGTTTGTTTCTCAAGTCGCCAAGAATGTTGGCCAGGTTACCCCCTACTTAGGTACTACAATTGGTGGCGGGCTTGGTGGCGCAGCAGTCACCGGACTAGCAAAACTTGGCCTAACCACAGGCGGCAAGCAAGTCACAAAACGCCTTGTAAAAGATGCCTTTGAAAAGAAACTCAAGGGCGAAGCCATGCCCGAGGAAGAGCGCGTCCTGGCCGTTGCGTATCGACTTGCTCAACGTAACAACCCTGGCAAAAAGCTAACGCTAAAAGGCGGCGCAACCGCAGGTATGTTCGGCCAGGAATTTAGCAGCATGGCTGGGTCGAACTTCGGCGAGAACCTCGAATTCCAAGACGAAGATGAAGCGGCAATACGTGCGGTTGGCTTTGCAATACCGCAGGCGCTGATTGGCGTTACAGGTGAGCAGCTCTTAACGGGCATGCTAATGCGAGACCTGGGCGCGATAGCAGCCAAGCGATCAACCAAAGAAGGCTCTACTTTCAGTACTTTTGCAAAAACCCTGGGCAAGAACACCGTCCGCGGTGGCGCAACAGAAAGCGTTGCTGAAGTCATGCAAGAGGGTCTTGGTGTAGTTAGTCGGTTTGGTATCGACGATGAGTACACGCAGCAAGACGCCGCCCTTCGTATTGGAGAGTCAGCGTTTGCTGGATTCTTTGGCGGTGCGGGTATTTCTGGTGCTGGCAGCGTAGCGACTGGATCGCTTCGTGGTGCCGGTAACATCATGGGCAAAGCGAAGGATTTCATCGAGCAAGCCCGTCAGCAGCAAGTCGATAATCAGATCGACGCAGAGCAGTACGGCACTGACTCGATGGGTTACACCACCCCCGAACCACGTAGCTCGGTCAACGCACAACTACGCGCAGCCCTCGATACTTCTACCAACAGACACTCTGTCTGGGTCGAAGGCCCAACTCCTGAATATGACGCCTCCCCCGATAGCACTAAGAAAGTGGATATCCAGGGCGAGACGTTCTACACCAGGTTCATTCCTGGTCGTGGCACCATCATTACTAAGAACTTCGATATCGCTGAAGAAGTCGCAAAGTCAGAAGCCAGCGAGTCATCCTTGGCTGAGGCATTGCAGTACAGCAGCGTTAAACCAA